CCCATGGGTTGACCTCGAGAATAACGATATTTTGTTATTACATCATTACCTTGACTATCTTTTTCTTTAAAAAGATAATCTCTATCAACTAAAACTTTCATCCATAAATTCACAATATCCTTTTCAGGATTAATAGAATTCATCCAAGGTCGTAAGACCGAGGTGTATAAGGATTGAGGGATTAAGTCGGTAGCAGATTTAAGGTCATATGATGCAATAAAATCATGATGTCTAGATGAAAATTCTTCTACTCTACCTAATTGATTAAAGGTAGCATCACTAGGAATGAGTTTTAAAATTTCAAACATTGATTCCTGTAATGGCCGTAAGGCCACTTGGGTCCAATAATCTGAAATAGCAAAAACTCTTATTTTCCCAGCTGCTTCTTCTTTAATAGCTAATTTACCCATTGAAACTTTTTCAACGGCTTCTTCAGCATTAGATGAAGTAAAGGAAGGATCATCTCGATATAAATCAGGAATCTGTGCTTTATAAAGTGCAGCAAAATATCTTATTTTTAAGATAAACTCTTGAACACCATCTACTCTAATGTTTCTAGGACCTAAAGGTCCAGAACATACAGCATGTAAATATTCCATTAAAGGAGTATTTTTCATGTCATGATATAAAGCACTGAAAGGTGCTGACATCCATGAAGTATTATGGGTAGGGCTTGCAGTCGAAATTAAAGGAAGATCACTAGGATCTAAACTAAAATCACACTTAATTCTTTGAGGATTTATAAAATCCCAGAATAAAGGAACCGCTTTATGAACATTGTAAAAATCTGAGAAATCATAATTAATGACTCTCATATTTTCACCTTTTTCATTAAGAGGAGTGTTATCGATAAACTCTTTAAGAGAAAATCGAGGAGCTGTGATAGAAGAAAGATCGGGTTTTCCATATTTACCTACTAAACCTTTATATGAAGAGAAAAGAGATATTAAAACTCGGGTATATAATATATTCCCTTGTCTTAACATTCTTCTCATATTCGTAGGAAGGAAAGCAGGTAAACCTTTAATAAGTTTAATTCTTTGTCCTAACTCTTGTGTGTGGCTCATAGGATTACCTGAGATGTATTGTAAAATACAGATCGAAGTAATCTTCATTATTAAAATCACTTGGTTAATACCACGAGTTTTTAATAATAACGCGAATCGTTTACCTAATTTTCTGATGAATATTTTATTCACGGAACTGGATTTCATTCCCA